ATGAAATTGACAGAAAAACAACGTAGATTTGCCGATGAGTATATTATTCATGGGAATGCACATAAAGCTTGTATTGAAGCTGGTTATAGTAAGAGTTATGCAAAGGCTCGTTCACATGAGATGTTGGAAAATGTCGGAATTAAAGCCTATATAGATGAACGGCTTGAAAAAATTAAGTCAGAGAAGATAGCTGACCAGGACGAGATACTTTCATTCCTGACTTCAGTTATGCGTGGTGAAGTTACTGAACCTTATCTTGTTGGTTTAGGAGAAGGTGAACAAGAAGTTGTTTATGAAAAGCCTAATGCATCAACAAGACGACAAGCTGCAGTTGATTTAGGTAAGAGATATGGCATGTGGACCGATAAACTTAACGTTCAATCTGAAGAACGTGTGGTGATTGTCGATGACTATAAAGAGTAAGAGCTTAGCATCAATAATCGGTGAAGGTTATCGAGATTACTGGAACTATGAAGGACGTTATAGAGTTTGTAAGGGTGGTCGTGGTAGCAAGAAGTCTACTACAACTGCCCTTAATTTTATGTATAGGTTAAAGAAACATCCTGAAGCTAATCTTTTGGTTATACGACAAGTGGACAAAGACCACAAAGACAGTACCTATGCGCAGTTGAAATGGGCAGCAAGACAACTTGATATTTACGATGAATTCACTTGGAAGTTATCACCGCTAGAAGTTATACGAAAGTCTACAGGTCAAAAGATTATGTTCCGTGGTCTTGATGATCCAATGAGTGTTACGTCAATAACTGTAGATACTGGTTATCTTTGCTGGGCATGGTTTGAAGAGGCATTTCAAATTAGAAGTGAAGAGGATTTCAATAAGGTGGATATGTCTATTCGTGGTTATACTGGTGGATTGTTTAAACAGATAACATTAACCTTTAACCCTTGGTCGGAGAAACATTGGCTGAACAAGCGATTCTTTAAAGAGCCTGCGGATAATGTGATGGCCAAGACTACTAACTATTTAATTAATGAGTTCCTGGACGAACAGGATATTGCAATATTTGAAGAAATGAAAGTGAAATCACCACGTCGTTACAAGATAGAAGGTCTAGGCGAGTGGGGAATTGCTGAAGGAGGTATTTATGAGAATTGGCATGAGCGACTATTTGATACAAACGAAATATCAAAACGTTCGACCGTTGAATCAATCTTTGGACTTGATTTCGGATACACAAACGACCCTACAGCGTTGTCATGCGCACTTATTGATACGACTAACAGGGAACTCTATATCTTTGATGAAATCTACGAAAAAGCCTTGCTCAACGATGAAATAGCGAGTCGTATTACCGAAAAAGGATATGCTAAAGAATTTATCATCGCTGATTCAGCTGAGCCTAAATCAATTGCAGATTTAAGAAGATATGGCATTAAGAAAGTTGTTAAAGCTGATAAAGGTCCTGATAGTATCAAGCACGGCATTCAGTATCTGCAGCAATTCACGATATTTGTACATCCGAAATGCACTAATGCAATCAATGAACTTAGTAACTATGTTTGGGCTACGGATAAGCATGGTGAAGCTATAAATAAACCGGTTGATGAATATAATCACTTCTTGGATGCATTGCGTTATAGCGTTGAACGTTCAAGAAAGAAAGAGAAAAAGAAAAGAGGTGCTTAAGTGAGAAACTATATAAAACAAATTGAAAACGAAGGTATCACACCTAAACTTTTATTTAGAATATTATCAGCGCATAAAGATGATAGAGAGCAAAGACTACAGATGTATGAACGATATAAAGCATCAACAGAAGCAGTTGAAATATTCTCTCACTCTCCTGTTGAATACGAAGACTTTGAACGAGGAGGTAATGTCAAACGACTAGATAAAGAGATTAACAATCAGTTGAACAATGCATTCGAAGCTGAGATTGTTGATACAAGAGTCGGTTATTTACATGGTGTACCGATTACTTATTCTTTGAAAGAAGATAAACAGGACGAGATAGTTAAGTCGTTTATTAATGATTTTGTATTACGTAACAGCTTAGAAGATGCTGATAGCGAATTAGGCAAAATGGCGGCGATTTGTGGATATAGTGCAAGACTTGCTTATATCGATAAAGATGGTGAAGTGAGAATTGAAAACTTAGATCCATTTAACGTTGTCTTACTCGGTAACGACATTGAACCATCATACGCAATTTATTATTACAAAGAAGTTGACCCTATTACTCAAAAACAGAAATGGCATGTTGAGTTCTATGATGAACAATATTATTACGTCTATGAAGGTGATGGCTTAGATAACCTTCGTGAAGTCGATTTATTTGAACATCTCTTTGAATATGTGCCATTGTTCGGAGTTCCTAATAACAAAGAGCGTATGGGTGATGCTGAACGTGTTAAACACTTGATTGATGATTACGATTTAACAATGAGTAATGCGTCATCTGAAATCACTCAAACACGTTTAGCATACCTGGTACTTCGAGGTATGGGATTGGATGAAGAAGATATTCAAAACACTCAACGAAATGGTGTATTTGAGTTGTTTGATGAGCGAATGGACGTTAAATACCTGACGAAGGATGTCAATGATTCAATGATTGAGAATCATCTGAATAGACTTGAGAAAAACATCATGAGATTCAGTAAATCAGTCAACTTCAACAGTGATGAATTTAATGGTCAAGTGCCTGTTATCGGTATGGCGCTTAAACTTATGGCGCTTGAGAATAAATGTATGACGTTTGAACGTAAGATGTCAGCAATGCTGAGATATCAATTCAAAGTCATATTCAGTGCGATGTCTAAGAAGTTAGGTGTAGATTCAAAGTCATATCTAGATGTTCAATTTACGTTTGGCCGAAACATACCAATCAACAAATTAGAAGAGGCTCAGGTATTAGCAATGCTTAAAGATAACGTTTCTGAAAGAACACGTCTTGGCCAGTCTGCGCTAGTTAAAGATGTTGAAACAGAGTTGATTGATATGGATAAAGAACTTTTAGGTGGTGTAGCTGATGAATCAGAAAACGATACGACAGTTGATAGAGAGACTGATAAGGAAGTGTGAATCAGCGCTTGATAAGTTGTGGGCTGAACGTCTGAAATACATTACTCAAGAGATGAAGAAGTTACATGACAAGATTAAAGACAAAGATCCTCATGTTGGTTGGACTGAAATCAACAGATTCAATCGATTGCAGAATGAATTAGATAAGATTGAATCAGAAATGAGTAAGGACCATTCAACAATAGCGACAATGATTAAAGGATTATCTACTACAGTTTATCTTGAAAGTTTTCTAAGACACACATTTATCTTTGAATACACTGCGAAAAAGATATTCATTAGCGCTGTACCTAGCGACAGAATTATTGAAACGATACTCAATCAGGATATGAAGAATATCAGGCTGAATGAATCTTTCCGGAAAGAGCGAAAAAAAGCCATTGGACGTATTAGAAATGTAATGCAACATGGCATCTTAAATGGACGAGGATTCAATGCAATAGCAAAGGAACTACAAGTAAAAGTAGGTATGACAAAGAATCAGTCAAAGCGTGTTGCAAGATTTGAAGCAGGTAAAGCAATGGAGACTGCAGCATTCGAATCAGCTAAAGTTGCTAAAAGTAACGGTGCAAGAATGAAAAAAGTGTGGGATGCAACACTTGATTTAAGGACACGTCCAACACATCAAGTACTTGATAGACAAGAGAGAGAGTTAGACTTACCTTTTGAATCAAGTGGTTGCTTTGGAATGCACCCTAGAGACTTTAAAGGACCTAATGAGTTAAGTGAGAATATTAACTGCAGATGTGTATTGATATACAAAATAAACGGTAAGCTACCTGGTACTCGATTTGCAAGGAATGCTGATGGTGAACGTATCAAAGTAAGAGAAATGTCTTATGATGAATGGCTTGAGACATTAGAGGAGGTATCGTGATGAGTAACAAATCAGAAAAGTATCTCAAAGATATTGCAAGCACGTTGAAAAGCATTGAGAAAGAATTAAAACGAATCAATAAAGGTTCATCTATTAAACTTTATACAACTGAAAATATTGAAAATATTCCAAGCATTATGCCAACTGTCGAAAAGAGATAGGCGGCTATTTTTGTGTTCATTTTTGCTCCTTAAGGAAGTGATCCCGAATCTCATGGCGTGGTATTCGCTAGTGTTGTTAATCGTTCACACTCTAACGACAACGATTTGACCTGGACATGTCATTAAAAGGTCTTTTTATCATGCGTTTATTTGCGCAAATAACACGCAAACATGATGGTCAGCAATGAACATTGTGGTTGCAAAAGGAGAGTAAGAGCAATGCCGAATTTACAAGAAGTAAAAGAGTTTTTAGAAGCAAATAAGGACTCACAAGAAGTACAGGAGTTTTTAAGAGGACTTAAGACGGTCTCTGTTGAGGACGTTAAAGGCTTTTTAGAGACAGACGAAGGTAAGCGATTCATTCAACCTGAGCTTGACCGTTATCACAATAAGTCACTGAATACTTGGAAAGAAAACAATCTTCAAAAGTTAATCGACGATGAGGTTGCCAAGCTTAATCCTGAAAAAACTGAAGCAGAGCGCCGTATTGAAGCACTTGAGCAACAGTTACAGGAACGTGACCGTGAAGCAAATCGTGAGAAATTACGTAACTTTGCATTAGGTAAAGCTCAGGAATTAGGTGTTCCATCATCACTAATTGACCGTTTCCTTGGTGAAGACGAAAATTCAACGCTTGATAACTTGAATGAATTAAAGAATGTGTTTGACTCAACGATTCAATCAAAGGTTGAAGAGAAATTCAAACAATCTGGACGCAACATTGATGGTCCAGGAAACGGTAATCCGGTTGATATTAAATCTCCGGAAGAATTAGCTGCAGAAGCCAACGTAAGAAACAAAAACTATTAAAGAAAAGAGAGGTAATGTAAATGCCAACAACACCAACTTATACTCCAGATCACGTGGTAATGTCGACGATTCGAGACGGCGTTATCCCTGCGGAGCAAGGACAATTAATCTTAAAAGAAGTAATGCACAATTCAGCAGTAATGCAATTAGCAAAGTATGAGCCAATGACTGCTCAACGTAAGACTTTCACATTCCGTACTAAAGGGCTTAACGGTTACTGGGTAGGAGAAACTGAACGTATCAGAACTGCAAAAGTAGAATACGATACAGCAGAGATGGAAGCGAAGAAAGTAGGGGTTATCATCCCAGTTTCAAAAGAGTTCTTAAAATGGACTGCTAAAGATTTCTTCAATGAAGTTAAACCATTAATCGCCGAAGCATTCTATAAAATGTTTGACCAAGCGGTGCTATTCGGTACTGATTCGCCTTATAACGTAGCGACATCAGGTAAACCTATTTTAGTAGGTGCTACTGAATCAGGTAATACGATTGCTAAATCAGCAAGTCTATACGATGATATTTCAGGAGCAATGGCTTTAGTAGAAGAAGAAGGACTAGATCCTAACGGTATTTTAACGACTCGTTCATTTAAATCAATGTTACGTCAAGCTAAAGATGCTAACGGTATTCCTTTGTTTGACCAAAATGCGAATGCTGTTTTAGGTTTACCAACAACGTATACTGGTAACGATGTGTTTGACCGTACTAAAGCTTTATCAATCTTAGGAGATTGGGATTTTGCTCGTTACGGTATCTTACAAGGAATTGAATTTGCTATTTCAACTGATGCATCTTTAACTACTATCGAAGCATCTGATGCACCTGGTGTGCCTGTGAATTTATTCGAACGTGACATGTTTGCATTACGTGCAACAATGCACATTGGATACATGAACGTAAACCCTAATGCATTTGCTGCAGTAACACCTGGAGCATAAGAAAGGAGAGTATTAAATATGAGTAAACCTTCAGATTTAATCAAAGTCAAAAAAGGTTCTGAAACTTTAGAAGTAACACGTAAAGCGTATGATGTTGTGTATTCGTTACGTGGATATAAAGAAGTTTCTACTGCTGCAAAAAAGACAGCTGATGAGGATACTAACAAGGAGGGATAATCTCCTATGGAACAACTATATGAAGATGTAAAGCTTTTGCTTAGTAAATCTAATATCACAATAGGTGATACAGAGGATGAGCAAAAGCTTTTTATTATGGAAGTTGACGGTATTCTTGAAAGTTTCATGAGGGATACAAGGCGTACAGTTGAAGGTGATTTCACTATTGATGGTATTGTTACGTATCCTTATGAAATTAAGCAGTTTATTGCTGATATGTATGAATATACACGTAGACCAGAAGTACGACGCAACTTGAAACATAGGTCAATGGGGTCAGTCTCATACACTTATGGTGATGGTTTGCCTGCACATCTTGAGAACGTGTTAGGAAGATACAGAAGAGCAAGATTCACTGCCTATAAACCACTGAGAAGATGGTGATTAGATGTATGATCCAATGGATGAATTTCCTCACACTGTTAGTGTGATTAGAAAGACAATAACAAGAGATACATCAGTTTATCCTGCCAAAACTATTGAATCTATACAAGAATTTTCTCTGAATGCTCTTATGGATACACCATCAACATCCGAGTCGACTTCTTATCATCAACGTAATATCGTTTTATCACAGTTCATGTACTATCCTTATGACAGTATTGCGATACAAAAAACTGACATTATTGAATATAAAGGTAGTCGATTTGAACTAATCGGAAAACCTGAAAATCAGGGTGGCCAGGATGAAGTATTGCGCTTGCCACTGAGGGAACTATGAAGAAGTTAGTACAAGCTTTAGGAGATTATGCTGATGAGATTGAAGAATGGGCTAAGCGAGGTATTGCTGAAACAACTATGATCATATACTCTTCTGCAGTAGCAAATGCACCAGTTGATACAAGTTTTCTTAAACAGTCGATTGATTTCATGTTTAAGGATGGCGGTATGACTGGTGTTATTTCTGTTGGTGCAGAATATGCAGTGTATGTTGAGTTCGGTACTGGAATATATGCGACGCAAGGCTCAAGAGCAAAGAAAATACCGTGGGTGTATCAGTCAGATAGTGGTGAGTGGGTGACTACATACGGTCAACCACCTCATCCTTTTTGGTTTCCGGCGCTCGATGCAGGAGAGAAGTATTTCAGAGAATATTTTAGTTAGGAGAGGATAGCATGGCAGAATGGCTGAGTTCTGAACAAAGGCTTGTCAGAGCAATCGCTCAACATCTGTACAGGAGTCCTCTTATGAAAGAGGTCAATGATCAGATATATGACAAACCTCAAATAGACTTTCTAGGTGATACCTATATTGTCATAGGTGAAACGAATGTAACGGATAGGAAGCTCAGTACTTCGATGACTGAGTGGATTAGCGTTACATTTCATGTTTACCACAAGAATGAAGAATATCCCGAATTAACTGTGGATGAGACACGTCAATTCATGAAATGGCTTAGATACTATGCTGAACAGATAAGCATCATGTCTATTGAACATTATGATATTCAAAGCGTTCGATTAGACACACAGAATGTAATCACTGATGTTGATTTTGTTACGCAGCATGGTGTTCTTAGATTGAAATACAAAGTAAGACATAAAACTAGATATTAAGGAGTGGTTAAATGACGAATTATATAGCTTGGATTCAGCCTGTTAACAACGCTTTAGGAGATGATGGTGTTGTTATTGCATCACTTAAAGAGGGAAGTCATAAGATTTCAGCTGAATTATTAGAGAAAATTATGTCAGGTAAAAAATACTTCAAGTACTCTGTAGTTGAAGAAGAATTAGGTCTGACATTCGATAAGGTTGAAGATGATCCTGGACAAGAGCAACTTAAAAACGCAATTCAAAAGAAATTAGAGGTCAAAATTTGGTTAATCAATCCTAAAATTGAACCTGAAGGAGACCACAAAGCCATCTTCTGTTACACAGCAGTTGAAGAGTACGAAGGTGGTTGGGAAGAAGAGGAAGATACTATCGAAACTACACATAAAATTCAGATTGAATCTGTTAACATGCGATTCCCTAAACTCGACGATGCTATTTTAGATCCATCTAGCGCATTAACTGTTGAAGCTGAGTTACCAGGTGAATGGACTGGACCTCTTGAGTCACGTACTCAAACGCCTGGAACAAGCGTTACTGTAAACTCTTTATCACTTGATAAAGAAAGCACTACAGTAGCAGTAGGAGCAACTGAACAATTAACAGCAACAACTGACCCTACAGGACAGCCTGTAACTTATGCGGTTACTTCAGGTGGTTCATACGCAACAGTAACATCAAGCGGTTTATTAAGTGGTGTTGCAGAAGGTACAGCTACTGTTGAAGCTTCATCAGGTGGCAAGACAGATACAATAACAGTTACAGTCACAGCATAATAATCATTAATCAAATCAAGGGGAGCAATCCCCTTTTTTTATTTGGCCAAATAAAAAAATATATGAAAAGAGGAAATTAAAATGTCAGTAAAGAAAATTAAAGAGATCGTAATCAATGGAAATGTTAAGAAAGCAGTAGGTAATATCTTATTCGTAAAACGTGCAGATGCAATTTTTAATGAACCGAATGCAGATGGTATCAAGCAAGGTGGATTTGCAAATATTTATACAGGATTAATCAATCAGGATGCATCAGCATTATCAGCATTTTGGGCTTGTGCTTTACCTGGTTATAAAGAAGATGCTATTGACAATGCTATCAATGATGCAATCGTTGAAAATGGTTGGGATGCTTTATTCCGTGGCGCAATCGAAGTATTAGAAGAGGATTTAGTATTGAAAGGTCAAGTTGAAATCTTCTGGAATAAGATGCAAATGGGTTTGAACCGAACGAAGGATCCTCAGGACAGAGCGGATATCGAAGAATCAATTCAAACGATGAAAGAGCTCAAAGACGAGTACATGAATCCGAAAGAAGAAGTTCCGGAAGAGAAAACAGTGACGGAAACAGAAGAAGTATAGAACAATCGTTAGACTATGAAGCTTTAGAAAAAGATGCTGTTCGTTATCTAGGTATGACAGATTTCGAACAGCTTTATAAATTAACTTTAAGAGAATGGAATATTCTTATTGAGGGCTATCAATATAGACAGATTGATAAGAAAAGAATGATGGTTGAAGAAGCATGGCTATTTGCTGCAGCTAACAACGGTAAAAAGCTTAATTCTTATGTACGCTCACTTGATGTTCAGGAAAAGAAAATCGGTAAATCTGAAGAAGAGTTGAAAGTAGATAAAGAATATAAAAAAGCATTATATAACCGTAAAAAAGCAGCAACCAAAGTATATCTTCAACGTATTCGTGAGCAAAAAGCAAGAGGTGAAATCGACTTATTAGAGAAGGAGGCGAAAAAGGATGAACAAAAACTTCGTGGCGAAGATAATGGCGGATATCCATAGATTTATGTTTGATATAGCTAAAGCACAAGCTGCAGCTGATAAGTTGCAAGATAAAGTGAATGTCAATGTTACAGCTGATACAAGTGCTGCTACTGCTAAGATGAATAAATTCCGTGCGATGTTTAAATCCATTCCTAATAAACTCAAATTACACGCCGATGCGGACACCGCAGGAGCTTCTGCGAAATTATCAGCATTAAACGCTAAAACAAAGGTTATGTCAGCTAATGATGTTGATATAAATGTTAATGCAGATACTGCAGGAGCAGTAACAAAACTAACTGCACTTAAAACGAGTATTAATGGTTTTATTAATAAAAAAGCTATTGATTTAAAAGTTGAAACAAAAGGATTGACTCAAGCACAGATAGCTTTAAAAGTTTTTCAGGCACAGGTTGAAGCCACACGAGTTAAATTAGGTTTATTAGGTAATCCATTTTTAGGTTTGGCCACTATAGCAATTCCAATATTAGCATCAATCGTTCCTGCCATCATGGCAATCGGTAATGCTTTGGCAGTAGTAGGTGGTGGAGTGATTGGATTAGCCGGAGCGTTTGGTCTTGCAGGAGCAGGTGCGATGGCATTTGGTGCTATGGCTATAACTGCTTATAAGATGTTAGGTTCCGGTGCTTTACAAGCAACTGCACAGACTTTAGCATTTCAAACAGCTTTAGCTTCATTAAAAACGCAGTGGCAATCGTTAGTACAATCAAACTCATCAAGCATATTCACGACTATGACGAATGGAATTAATATCGCTAAGACCGCATTAAGCGGATTAACACCATTCATTACGGGTGTGGCTACATCAATGGCTACTTTAAGTGCTAAGATGTTAAGTTTCTTTCAGTCATCTAGTATAGCGAATAACTTCTTTGCGATGTTCAATACAATCGGTGTACAAGCGTTTAATAATGTATTAAATGCAGTCGGTCAATTTGGTGCAGGATTCATGGCAATTATCACTCAATTTGGACCATTATTCAGTTGGATGGCTCAAGGCTTGGCCAACATGTCATCACAATTCCAGGCATGGGCAACAAGTATCAGTACTGCTGATGGAATTAGAAACTTTATAACCTATGTTCAGACTAACTTGCCTCTAATTGGTGAAATATTCGGCAACGTGTTCCAAGGTATATTTAATCTATTTCAAGCATTTGGAACAAATTCACAGACGATATTTCAGTCGTTGGCTCAAATGAGTCAACAGTTTGCTCAATGGAGCGCAACGATAGGTCAATCACAAGGTTTTAAACAATTTATTGACTATGTACAGACTAATGGCCCTACGATCATGAGTACCATAGGTAATATTGTTACAGCAGTTATTGCATTTGCTACTGCTATGGCTCCTGTTGGTGCAGCAGTAATGAGTGTAGTTTCAAGTATTGCTCAGTGGGTTGCATCGTTTGCTACTGCTCATCCTGCAATTACACAAGTTGTAGGTGCTATTGTTCTGTTTGGTGGGGCTATTATGAAGGCCGTTGCATTTATCACGCCGTTTATTAGTGCGATTATGAGTATAGGTTCTTTTATAGTTCAGCTTATTTCAAAATTCAATTTAGTGCGAACAGCTATTACTGTTTTAAGTACAGTATTTGGAACTTTATCAGCACCGATGTTAGCAGTAATCGCTGCAGTTGTCGCAGTTGGTGCAGCAATTTATCTTTTATGGACAAAGTGTGAAACGTTTCGTAATGGTGTGATGATTTTAGTTGGAGTTATGCAGACTTTAGGTAGCGCTATTATGAGTGGACTAGGTACTGCTTTAAGTTTTATCGGCCAACAATTAGCAATGGTGGTGGCTAGTGTTATTGCTTTTGGATCACAATTAGTATCTTCAATTGGTTCAGCCATGTCCGGTTTAGGTTCAGCTATTTCAAGTGGGATTTCTGCAGCAGTTTCATTCGTTTCAAGTGGGTTCTCGAACATGCTATCAGTAGCTTCATCAATCATGAGTTCAATTGCTAGTACAGTGAGTTCGATTTGGTCGAGCATAGTATCGACTTGCTCGAGTTTAATAAGTTCGGCAGTATCAGCTGTTTCTAGTGGTTTTTCGAACATGCTTAGTACTGCAAGTTCAATCATGAGTTCTATCTTATCGGCAGTTTCTAGCGCATTTTCATCGGTTGTTTCTGCCATTTCTTCAGGTATTTCATCGGCAGTATCAGCAGTTTCATCGGGATTTTCTTCGATGATGTCGGCAGTCTCAAGTTTTGTTAGTGGATTGGTATCTTCTATCACATCCGGAATGAGTTCATTTGTATCTGCAATCAGTTCTGGTGCATCTTCTGCTTTATCAGCGATCACTTCAATGGTAAGTGGAATACTTGGTGCTATTCGAGGTGCTGCAGGTCAAATGGTTAGTGCAGGTGCAGACTTAGTACGAGGTTTTATTAACGGTATTCAAAGTATGGCAGGTGCTGCATTATCTGCAGCAAGAAATATGGCAGCTAATGCAGTGAATGCAGTAAAATCTATGTTGAAAATCGGGTCGCCTTCTAAGGTACTTAAACAAATAGGTCAATGGCTTACACAAGGTTTTGCTTTGGGTATTCGTAAAGATATTCCAAAAGTAGAATCAGCTATTCAACGAATGTTAAGACCTGTTACTAGAGGATTAGCTAAACTTAAGACTAAAGACTATGAGAACTCACGTGAGGGTGCATCATCTGTTTATAGCCTCATGGTTAAAAATATTGAAAGTGCAACTAAGAAAATCGAAGAGGCAGCTAAAAAGAGAAAATCATTAGGAGATAAGATTGCTAAGATCAATAAATCTCTTACAGGAAAAATGAGTATTAAAGCAAGAAATATCAAGATGGTTAACTTGAGTAAACTCAAAAAACAATATACTCAATTGAATCAGATTATAAGTGGTCAATATGCTAAACGTGCTAAGAACAGAAACTTGATTAAAGAAGTTCGTCCAATGCTCGTATACATGACTAGAATCGCTAAGAAACGTGAATCCATTGCTAAACAATTAGAGAAAGCGCAAGACAAACTTCAGGCAGCAATTGATAAGAAAATGGATTTCAGAAATGCAATAAGAAATGATTTAAGAGGATATGCATCAATTATGAATACCGGAAGAAAGACTTCTCAAGGTATGGTTAAGATGATGCAGAAACGTTTAAGTGACATCTATGCTTACAATAGAGATATTAGCAAGCTTAGAAAGATGGGGTTAAACAAAACGACGCTTAAGGAAATTCTTGATGCCGGCATTGAGCAAGGTGGTGCTATTGCAAAAGGTTTAGCAGTCGGAGGACAGGCAGCTATACAACAGGTCAATGCATTACAGACTAAAATTGGCCGTGCTTCTACTGCTATTGGTGACGTTAATGCGAAACATTTTTATCAAGCTGGTGTCGATGCAGCGAAAGGTATTGTGAACGGCTTGAAATCTCAAGAGAAGTATCTCAAGACAGTGGCCGGAAAAATAGGAGATGTTATTGCATCCACAATTAAGAAACGTCTTAAAATCAAATCGCCATCTAGAGTTATGATTGATTTAATGACATTCGTAGGTAAAGGTTTAGCAAACGGTTTAATTGGTACTATTGCAAAAGTTAGAAGTTCAGCTTTAGCAGTATCAAATGTTATTGAAAGAAGTATTAATCCGGATGTAGATGTTCCAACGATAGGATTAAGTGGTGGACCAGGTAAGTTGAATCAAACAATGCGAAAAGAATTGGATCACAATATTAACAATTCTGATGGACCAGATGACAAAAACATCACAATTGTACTTAAATCAGATACAGATTTACCTGCAGTAAAAACATACATTGAACGTACACAAGGAATTAATTCTGGTGTGCGTGTCATGAGGAAAGCTTAGGAGGTGCTAGTTAATGCATGGTTTTGAAATCTCAAGGGGTAATACAGTCATTGCTTTAGAGCGTGAGGGCTTTATTATTGATGACATCATTGTTAGCACCCCTGAGCAAGAAAACAACTTTGAATCAAGTAATGGTTTAATGGGTCGATACTTGATGCACTCATCACATACATTTACATCAATCGAGGTCAAATTATCTTATGAAGGTGATTATGATCTCGATTTTCCGTTATTAAGAGATAAACTTTATGGCTTGGTGTCTGACACTAAGCCTTTTTATATTCGTGGTAAATGGATGAAATATCCTAAAGTTGAAGCAGAATTACCTGGAGAGACAACTGGAAGCATGAAGTTTGATGCTCCGGAATACGAAAGTGGAAAAAGGTTTTATGTCATACGAACTGGTAGCAGTACGATTGAAAAAATTGCATTAAGAGGCGAAGGTTCAATCACTTTTGAAACTGCAGCTTTACCATATTCAGAATCAGTTTATACGACAATGGACATCAATAATAATGGTATTAATTATGATGGAAAATGGTCTTATGGAATGGGGTTATTTATCAAAGGTGTAGATGAGTACGGAAATGATAAGACATATACATGGCAATATAAACACACTACATCACCATTCACAATCTTCAATGCAGGAGACGTTGCAATAACAAGCAAGCGAATGTATCGCAAGATTAAGATAACACTTGGCCAAAGTACCAGTAAACTGCAGTTAAAGGATGATTCAGGACGTATATTTGAGATAAACAGAGCGATGTACAGTGGTGATGTCATTTTAATAGATGGACCATTTATTACAGTGAATGGAATGAATGCAGTGCATCAAACGAATAGAGTGATTCCTTACATCTATAAAGGTGACAACAAATTTGAGTTGATAGGTGCTACTTCATTCACTATTGAATTTGATTTCAGATATTATTATGGATCAGCTGATATTGAACGCATTCAATCTTCTTCTTCCGGAACAACTATTTTCAGAGATGTTACTCCACCTGCAGCACCTTCAGTAGATGAAATTAACTTAGGTGCTAATAAGTTCACAGGTGTAACTGAAGAGGGTGCAATTGTAACGGTAACTTATCCGGACGGAACAAAAGTAACAACTGTTGGCGGATTGAATGGCGCATTTTCAGTAAATAATAATAAAACTTTAACTAGTGGCCAGAATATTACTTTCACTGCAACTGATACTGCAGGTAATATATCTGCAGTAACGACTAAAACGGTGCGTGGTTATATGTACACTGCACCTGTTGTCGATTCATTTAATAAGACGAATAACACATTGACAGTAAGTAACTTACCTTTAACATCACCAAGTGCTCCGAGATATCTAATGTGCGCCGTATATCGTGGCACGAACTATGTTGTGGGAAATGCTGAATTAATCAATTCTAATCCACTAAATATCACTTTAAATTTAGGGGACTATGTTCCTGCTGATGGTGATGTTGTTAATTTATGGATTGAAAGTACAGGTGCTGATGATTTATCACCAGTAACAAAGTATACAATTAGACTTACTGAACAAACGGCATTAAATCAATGGCGTTCATCAAATAAAGATTATAGTTCTACTATAAATAGTGGTGGTCGCAAACAATTCACAGAGAACTTTACTGTGATTGGAAATCCTGAACAATACGTGAATGTTAAATCTCAAGGTGATGATCTTATCGTCAATGGTGGTGCAGGTAGTCAAAAGTATTATGAGTTATCAGGGTTTAAACCTAATACAACTTATACTTTGAGTTACAACATCACATGGACTGATACTACAGCAGGACTTCATACACATGCGTGGGGAGTAGGATTATTACCTGATTCAGCAAAAGGTAGTAGGCAGAAGTTCACATTCACAACTAATAGCTTAGGTAAATTTGGCTATGGTAATGGTGCAACGATGGATAGCATACCATCACACTATTTGAATTATATGAATGAATCAGTTGAAAATAACGTCGTAACATACAGCAAGATCACAATAAATGAAGGAACTGTTGATATGGGTTACTCAGCAGGAACTTTGACGGAGGTGTAATTGAATGGCATTAGAAGAAATCGGTAATATGCTCGATTCGAATAATAAATTAAAAATAAATAAGAATGATCAGTACTTATTGGATTTAATACAAAAAGCTCTATCAAATGCGAAAAGCGCTTATGATTTGTGGTTAGAGCAAGGAAATACAGGAACTATTACAGAATTCTTAAATAGTTTAAAAGGTTCTAATGCAGTTATTGAAAACGGAACAGTTGAACCTGAAAATACTACATTTATTTCTGTAGGGAAAAATCAATTCGACTTAACAAAAGTGCACAACGGTATGTTACTTGATGCTTACGGTAAAGAAGTAGTTAGTACCTCATATTCTGTTACTCACCCAATTTATTTAAAACAAGGTGAAACATTAACTATTAACAAAATGCGAAATGCAGCTTTTTATAATATGAATGATACTTTAAACACTTTTAACGGAACAGGAACAGCACCTTTTACTTTCACTGCTCAAAACGATGGATATATAAAATATTCGATTTACAATACTGATGTAAATACTACACAGATTGAATATGGAAGTAGCAGTACGACTTATGAGCGTTATCGACTAAAGTTAAGGGATGACATAGCTTTAAATGTTCAGATACCAGATCAGGATATTACAATTGAAGACAAATCTATTACACCAGAAAAAACGTCATTTATAGAAATTGGTAAAAACCTATATAACATTAATGCTATAAGTGTTGATAGTCTTTTAGGCGCAAATGGCACTTTAACTACTAGCACCTCTTATGATGTATCTGATTATATATTCGTTCCAAATGGGAAAAGTGTTACGACAAATAAGTTTAGAAATTTAGGTATATTCGACCTTAATAAAGTAATTAAAAATTACGTCGGAACAGCTTCTACTAATTATACGTATACAGCAACTTACGATAGTTATATACGAATATCAACTACAAAAGCAGATGCACAAAATGTTCAAGTTGAATATGGTACTACAGCTACAGCATATGAGCCTTATTATATGAGATTATCGAGTAATATCAGTACAGGAAGTGTATCTGTAGACGCTTCAAGTAACTATGTTGTGACTAAAAAAGGTAGTCAAATAGATTTAAAAACAATATTAAATGGTAAAAATCTTGAAATTAGAACTAAAAAAGATGGAAGTATGAATAATTCATTCACTTTTGATAGAACCATTTATGACGGAACATTGATTCACGCTACAGGTGATGACATTACGCCAGTCAGAACATGGACAACCGTTGGAGCTAATCACGGTGATACTTCTATTATTGATTTACCTAATACTGATAAAACTGTATTAGATTTAGGAAGTACTTGGACAGATGGAACAACTACTTATACTTTACTAAGAATAGTAAACAATCGTTTGTTGTTAGCGTGTCCAGTAATAGCTGAATCTGACGGTAGGTATACAAGTAAATTAGTAGCGCCTGTCAATGATTTAACACATGTAGCTAACGCAACGAACACTTCAAACATTAGTAAAACTGGTTACATTTCAACATCACAACTATACCCTTCGATTGGAAAAATCAGTGTAGAATATATCGCAGATGGGATTAAAATCAATGATGATGGAGATTATAAAGCGAATGAAGTGACAATTAACGAAAAGTATACAATATTAGACTTTAAATCAATTGTCGATTGGGCACAATTGAACGTTGGAAAAGACTTTGCGACAGCAAGAGATAGTATTGACGGACTATTAGAAATAAGTAACACTTTCCAATTTTATGGAAAAGGACTTTGTACTACCTCACATAGTATAAAAATATTAAAAAAAGTTTTGCTAGGTCAGACTGGTGTACTTCAATCGGTAGCATTAGAACATCCGTCATTAAAAGTATGGCGTTTTGTTCCTAACACTTTGCAAATAGGAACTGTAGACTTTACTAAACCAATTGATTTATCGACTTATAGCACGAGCAATTTAGTAACAAAAGATAAGTTGAATGACCCTAATAAACCGACAAATAGGTATGTAGACTATATTATGAATGGAACAACACCTTTAGTCGCTTTTAGTTTAGGGCATATTGTAGATAAAACGAACAGCAAACATGCTGATAGGTTATCGAATGTGTCAAGTGTTCTTTGGGATTTCCGAAATACAAAAAAGTCATATCCAACAGTCATCCATAACAAGGTGTTTGATGTAGGCTCATATTTAACGTTTGAAGGATATAGAAACTATTTTATTCCTAAAAACAACGTTATTAACACAAATACTGTTAGAGATAAGACTTCTAGATATATCTATATTGATGAAACCACAGTTAAGAATTTTAATTCAGTAGAATATGCAGAATATCTAGGAGGGGTAGTGACAGTTATAGAGTCAAATAACTTTACATTAAAATCTGATGTAATTGATTCTAATGGATTAAACTATTCGATTAACGCAGCAAATGGATATGCAATATTAAAAATTAGTTAAGACATCTCATTACGAGGTGTCTTTTTTATTTATAGAAGTGAGGTGGATAGATGGTTGTATTAACAGACCTTACAGCAAAAGAACATATCATTGAAGCTGAAACAGAACACGAAAAACAGTTATCAAGTGATGACATTCTCACAGTTAGAATTGTTCAGTCTGAAATTAATCAACATATCATAGGTCAGATTGGTGCTAACTGGCGTGTCAGTGGAGTTACTGATGAAGGTGATAAGAATCAGTATGTAGTCACTCAAGTTTCAAAGGTTAATGTAGGCTCAAGTATCATACTAGAGTTACAATGTATCACTCTGATGATCCATAGACTTAGTAAGATGTACTATTACTTAGTTCATGAGGGTGAGTTCAGTTTAAACACTATTCTAAATAACATTTTTAAAGATACTGGATTTATCCCTCGTATTATTGGTGATGTTAAGACCGGTGTCAAAATGGAGTTCTATGGTGATGGTCAGAATCGTGTTGAGATATTAAAAGAAGCTTTAGAATTGTGGGAACTTGAATTTATCATTAATGGTGAATATGTCGATTTCTATGCACATGCTAGTCGTAAGGTTGATTATGTTTTATCTGATGATCTAAACATGCGTAATGTAACTGTACAAGAAGATGCTACTGAATTTTATACGTTTGTTAGAGCATATGGAGATATTAACGATGGTGAACCATTATCTACTGCAGGTGTGAGTTTAATCTATGAACATCCATTAGCAAGTAATTCAATGATAGGTAAACTTGAAGCACCACCATTGAGACTAATCAACAATGAAGAAACATCATCTGATGCGAATGTAATTAAAGAGAAGTTAAGACAAGCAGCAAAAGATTTAGTGGATAATTCTTTAAAACTTACATTCCAAGCTGACTTCTTACACATGCCTGATTTCCCTTATGCTAATCCTCGAATTGCTGATGAAGTTATGTTTGAAGCTACTAATATGGATTACACGACTACTATCAGAATCATTTCAATTAAGACTAAAAGAAATGCTGATAGAAAAATTGTAGAGATGATTCTCACTTTTGGAGATGCGCCTATTTGGGAAAGACATCAAGCTAACATAGATTATGCAGCTAAATTTGTGAGTGATCTTGAATCCGGAAAGAAGCAAATCTCGAAAAGCATGATGAATAGTGCAATGCAAGTTGCCACACAGTTACTGATGAATGTCAGAACTGAATTAAAGTTCACTGAATTTGATGGTATTCTTGCTGAAAATCGAGATAATCCTGATGAGAAAGTATTCTTCAATAGTCGAGGATTACTTATTTCAAATGGAGATGAACCACAACTTGCAATAACAGGTTCGGGTATTATTGCAGATGCCATCACTTCAGGAAGTATTGACACCAAATTAATTACAATCGAAGGTACAACAGGTGCTTTCATCATCAGTGGAGATGCTTTAATAGCTACAAATCCAAATAATCCGAAACAAAAAGTTGAAATAAGGCCTGGTACAGTAAAGACTTGGGGTGGTGGATTTACTGCTTATCGTCCAGATGGAGTGACTTCAATTTCAAATGGAATGTTAGACAATGAGTATGCAATTTATGCTTATGATCCACCTTTCATCTCACAGAATGCTAGTGGTGTAAATAGAATTTGGCAAGAAGGACCGTTCTATATTTCTACAAAAGGTATTTATGACGAAGTAGGAGATTACTATACACAGAATGCATATCGTTTCAAACATACAGGTCGTTATTTATTAGTTGATTATTGGGTTAAAGTTGATAATGGTGCAGGCATGTTTGTTAGGATTGAAGAATTTGCAACTCCTGCAGGTATAACAAGCTTCGAACCTACAGGAAAAGGATTTGTTTATAATGCAGCTGAACCATACGGATCTTTTAAGATTGATTTAGGTAGACCAACTAAAAAAGAACGTAAATTCTATATTAAGATTAAAGGAAATTCTCAGGGGGCAGCAAACAGTCAATTTGGTATACGGTTTAGCAAAATGGCACTCGATGATTAAGGAGAGATGTATATGTTGAATAATTACGATTCATTAAATGAAATGGTAGATGGTGCACCTGTTAGAATTATTGGTCGTACTACAATATTCATACCTTATAAAGCAATAAAAAGTGATGGAACATTTGATATTTGTGAATTTGGTGATTCTGTTAGAAGTGAACTCGGTTTAACCTTCATTGTTGATAGATATGTTCCGGAGCAATATGAAAAACTATATATAGATAATGAAGGATTTCTACCAAAATTAAAAGTTAAAGATGGTGAAACCCTTATAAATAATGAAACAGATATTGAAAGAGAAATTAGATTAAAAGAGCAGGAGTTACTTCAATTAAAAGCTCAATATTCGACAGTGGAGGTGGTCTAACTGGAAGATGCTATCTTAAACTGGATTGTTAAAGTTGCAATTCCTCTTGCTGCAGTTTTGATAACAATATTCAATAAGTCTAAAGATAACGAACGTAGAATCACCAAGATTGAACAGGATAATATTTATCAAAATAAAGAAATGGAAAAAGTAAATACTCGATTAATCAACGTTGAAAATAATTACGCAATTCTTATTCGAGTTGAAGAACAACTAAAAACTTTATTCAAACAGAATGAAGAAATAAAACAAGAAGTTAAATCAGTAAAAAATAAAGAAGATTAAAGGTGTGCCTTCGGGCATGCCTATTTTTAATGGAGGTGTTCATAATGACACAAGATAAAATTAAGCAGTATATCTCATTATTTGGTGGTATTTTAGGTGCACTATATATGTTACTTCAAACTTATGGTATTCAAGCAGATTATATTAATCCTGATAAACAGAATGCGATTATGGCATTTCTAAATTCATTTATTCCTTTCTTCATGGTTGCTTATGGTATCTGGAAAAATACTTATATCGTAACTAAGAAGGCACGTAAGCAAGAAAAGGTATTACAGAATGCAGGACTGAAACCAAGTGATGGTCCCACGATGTATGGAGGTGGATATAATGAGTAAGAATGCAAAGATGAAATACAAGTTTAAAACTGAACTTGTTCCTGGGTTGCCTAAATATAAATATTCGACACCTGACGATAAACCCTTAGCAGTAGGATTGCATTGGGTAGGAAATTATAAAAGTTATAAAGCAGGAGAAATTGCTTGGATGAGTCGTAATTGGAACAGCGCATTTGTACATGCATTTGTTGATCACACTGGTGTTACAGAAGTGGCCAACACAGATTACTTGTGTTGGGGAATAGGGCCTAAAGGGAACAGTTGGATGGTTCAGATTGAAATGGTTCATTCAGATACCAGAGAACAATTCTTTAAATGTTTAGACCACTATTTATTCTGGGCAGCATATCAGCATTATTATTATGATATGGGTCGTAAAGTAGACAATGCTGAAACAGATGGATGGGGAACAATTTGGACACACAATGCAGTGAGCAGGCATCTAGGTGGTACTGATCACGTAGATCCTATGGACTATATTAGTAAGTGGGGTGTCACATTAAATCAAATGGTGGCCAAGATTCAAGATTACGTGACTGCTTTGTATGCAGGGGACAGTACTCATGTTGCTGCAATTGGAGAAGGAACTGAAATTAAAACAGTTGATAAGATTGTCAAAGTTCCTAAACCGACAACACCATCAGTTAAAAAAGCACCACCTGTGCCAAAAGTTACACCTAAATCAGTCGTACCTAATAGTTATCGAGTTAAATCCGGAGAAACACTTCACAGTATTGCTGAAAAGTATCATCTTGATGTTGCTGATATTGTAAAATACAATCCTAATTTAGTTGAAGACTTCACTAAAATTCCTGTTGGTCAATTCTTATACTTGAAACCACAGAAGAAAAAAGAAGTGGCTAAGACGTATACTGTAAAATCCGGAGATACTCTTTGGGGCATTGCACAGAAATATGATGTTGATGTATATGCACTTGAAAAATTGAATGGCTTAAGAGGCAAGTTTATTAAAGTTGGAGACAAAATAAAAATAATTATATAATTGATTCCCTGTGTAATTGCAGGGAATCTTATACTTTTAAAATTATTTTATATATTGAATTGTAAAAATAAAGTATAATGATAATTAATAAATTTTGGAGGTATAAAATGTTACTACAGGATTTTATAGATGAAAACAAGAGTATTGAAACTTTATTCAATAACTTAGCTCCAGATTATCATTCATTTGCTACTCAAGTGAAACAAAGACAGTCTTTATATAATGCGATTGATTTAATATTTAGATATAAAATTGCAGAATACGAAGTGAAAAATGAAAGTGAAGAATTTAAACAAGAGAGTGGCTTTAAAAGGTTTGAAGAGTTTGTAAATGAAATTGATGATAGAAATGTAAAATTACTTATTCAGAACACTCATTTAATTGTTGATGAATTATACTACGGTTTAGATTCTGATAATTATAATATTAAACATTTGATTACTGAAGCAGCTGAAGAAAAAGGGATTATCGAACGAGAAAAAGAGATTATATCTAAAAGTTCAATAATTAATTTAGTATTAAATTTCGAATTTTTACTCTCTTCTTGTTTAAGAGTGTACTTAAAGCATGAAGGGTCTAATATAAATTACTTCGACAAAAAACTATCTTTAAAAGATTTAGAACATTCTAGTGAAACATTTGATCAAATAAAAGAGTTAGCAATAGATAAAACTATAGAAGATATCCTCAGAAAAGATTTTAAAGAAATACTAATTTATTTAGAAAAACAAATTTTTCAACCGCATTTAAATAAGAAGAGATTACCCTTGTCCACATATCAATACATAAACGAAGTATATGAAACTTTTCAAATTAGGCATTTATATATACATAATGGTGGAATATTTAATAGTACTTATAAAAGTAAAACTAATTCTGATGTAGAAATTGGATCTTTCGTAGAAGAATATATTACTACTGATTATTTTAACGAAAGATTAAAAGCTTTCACCCAGCTAGGAATTAACCTTTTCATAAATTTTACAGATTGTTTTATTAAGTGGCATTATAAAAATGGAGAAGTTGAAAAGGTAAATTCTATACTTGATGACCTTAATACAATAGTCGTGAAATTATTAAGGGATAAAAAATTTGAAGAATCCTCACAAATCACTGAATTTCTTTTGAAAAATAAAAGTAATCATTTGGTGTATCATGTAAATAATGCTATAGGTAATATACTTTCTGATAACATTGAAAACAATGATTCTCACTCTAATTCAATAAAATTTCTAGAATCGAGTTTTGATAAAATATTGGAAGAAAGTGAAAGTGAGGCAAAACAAGATGATGATTTATGGAAGCAACTAGAGTGTTTAGGAAGTAAAATAATATTAAATAGAGAAAATTGTTTCGAAGATACTAAGGATTTATTGCTTAAAGCAAAATTAAAGAAAGTTGATTGGTTAATGGAAGTAATATACTGGCCGTTGTTTCTTGTATTGTCAAAAAATGAACCCGAATTCATTGAATTTAGAGAAGAATTGATTTATAGTTTAATAAAAGGAGATGATTAAATGAATACTTCTGTAAATAAAGCAATTCTAAAACCATCTAAAAGAGCTCGTAGAAAAAAATAAAAGTTGTCACATTGTGGTCAAAATAACTTCATAATTACTGTGGAGATGGTAGATGAAAACTACCTCCATCTCCGTTACAAAACACTTAGTGTATGCTAAGTGTTTTTTTTATGTTTAAAATAAATCATTGAATAATCTGAATTTTTGAATTATCATAGATACATTATATTTTTGAAATTATGATTACTCATTGATGTGTTAATTTTATCTAAATGACTATAAATTAATACATAACAAGTATGTGAATAGTTTAACAAACATACTTATTCCTGTGATAATATAATATTAGATCATTAAATGAGGAGGAAGAAAGTATGAAAATAGTTATGGCAGGCTCAGGTGCGATGGGTGGACGTGTTGGTCTTTATTTAACTGAAAGTGGACAAGATGTGGTGATGCTTGATAAATG